CCGTATTTGTGTCAGCTTCTTATTACCCGGAAGTCCGGTAGACATTTTAATCCACTTGATATCAGCCATCCTGCTTCTCCTTCTTCATGTAATACCGCTTAATGCTGCATTTCTCTCCGTAGCGGTTATTTACGGTTTCCATACGGCTTGCAATCGGATAACCGAGACTTCGCAAGTCAGATACTCTCGATGCAAGTCTCATAACGCCCAAATCACGCAATGCGTCAATCTGTGTAATGCTTCCGAATACTGCAATATAGTCAAGGATTCTTTGATTTTGCGTTGGTTTTCTATCAACCTTCTTACTCATTCACTGCACCTTCTTCCTGAATATCAACTTCAATTCTTGGATTATCTTTGTCTATGAAAAACTGATCCGTGAAACCGGCAACACCCTTCCATCCGTCAGCAATAATGATTCCGTTACTTACAAGCGCATCAAGTATGAATTTCTTTGCGAAGCATACATTGTCTAAATCTCGCTTTCTATTCGGTTCGTACCACCGGAAGGACAAGCGCACTGGATTCTTGAACGATACTCCCTTCAACTGCTGCATGATGTACACTGATATTATTCTTTCAGCATCCTTTTTCATCTTGGCTCCTGCCTGCCGGTGTGTCCGGCAAGCAGAAGTGTAATCATTAAGATTCGGTAATTGTCCGTCAATTACTAATGTGACCATATAAACACCGTCCTTTAACCGAATGGAAGTTCATCGTCAATACCATCCGGGATAGACATGAATCCGTCTCCTGCCGGTTGCTGTTGTGCCGGTCTGTTATAATCACTGTTATCAGATGCTCCGGAAGCGTTCTTGCTCTCTGCAAACTCGATTTCATCAACAAGAATCTGTATACCGTATACCATCTGTCCTTCACGGTTTGTATAATTGTTATTCTGAATGCGTCCGGTGATAAGTGCCTTCATACCTTTGCGGAAATACTTCTCAACAAACTCGGCTTGCTTTCCAAAAGCCGTATAATTGAAGAAATCTGCGTCCGGCTCTCCTTCTCGCTTGAATCTTCGTTCCACTGCACCGGAGAAACTTGCGATTGCTGTCGGGTTTGCTCCCTGCGTATATCTCACTTCCGGATCACGGCAAAATCTTAATGTCTGAATTACTTTATTCATGGTTGTACTCCTTTCTATGCTGCGAAGCGTACTCAGAAAATCCTTCCGGGTAACGCTCAATCAATTTGTTGATGTTCTTCTGTGCAATCTCAGCAAGGTTAAAGCCAAACGATTCACACATCATGGCAACGTACCACATTACATCTCCAATCTCTTTTTCAACATCGCTGTAATCCAAATCGTGTCCGTGGAAAATCCATTTTTTAATCATGTCGTTCAGTTCTCCTACTTCACCGGATAAACCTAAACACGCATTGAATACACCGCCCACATCAATTATCGAATCGTATACGTCCTGCCATTTCAGCAGCCGTTCGGTGCATTTTCCGTCATTGGTTCTCATTGCTAACTTCTGATATAATTCCATATCAATTCCTTTCTACAAGTAGTTCTTTCCGAATATCTCCCGGAAATTAAGTTCCGGATATTTCTCGTTAAACATTTCTTGTGCATACTGTTTTAATCTCGTGTCGAGTGCCTTATTGAAATGCACTCCCTCGTTGCTGCCGTTGTGATGGTGATAGCAAAGCCACACTTTCAATCCGTACTTCTCGGAGTTCTTTCTGTTTGATGTTCCAAAAAATATGTGATGTTCGTGCAGATTCAATGTCGTTTCACACACAAAGCAGCATTTCTCACTCTGAATTATTGACTTTGCCATTTTGACGCTCCCAAATCTCCAATGCTCTCTGCATTTCTTTTGATGTTGGTGGTGCAATGCCCAACTCAACCGCTTCTTCAATCACACGGTCAAGAAACTTCGCCATTTCTGCAGTGTCGTACTCACTTGAACCTTTAATCATCAGATATGCCGAAAACTGACCGTCACTCTTGTAAAACTTCCAATGGCCGGGAAGTTTCGATATATCAACATTTGTCCTTAATGTAGTTGTGATATAACCTTCCTCGTCCTTATACAGAACACCGTATTTTTGGAGCATATCTTCATACACTTCATCCTTGCTGCTGTTCACAACTCCGGCAATCTCCGTACAGACAGCCCATAACAGCGCATTCGCATCAAGTGACCGCTTTTTTCTCCACGGTTTAGCAATGATTGATAACTTATCGCAAGGTTTGAGAGATTCAATCTCGCCGGCAACCGTCTTTTCATTGATTGCAAACGTAATCAGGAATTGTCCGGTCTGCCAATCTTTTGCAATATTCAGAACTCTGCCCGTACACTCCATCCTAAACACCATCCTTGCTGTATTCCCACTTGTAACCACCGGTTTGTCTTAATTCACCCGTGCAGCATCTTGAAATATGTGAAGGAAAAATTCCTAAAAACTGCCCTGCGGATTTCAAACTTTCCCACGTTCTAACAAAAGTACCGTCCAATGTATATTGATTCACTTTTTTACAACGCCCGGCACTAGCTCTTTCAATGGTTTTCCCGTGGTGCATATTATAAATACCGGTACACCATTCAAGATTATCTGCCATATTATTAGTTTTAACTTCATCCTTGTGATTAACTTGCGGATAATTGTTTGGGTTCGGAATAAAAGCTATTGCAACTAATCTATGAACTGTGTGAGTCGTTTGTTTTTTGTTTTTTGTCAAACCTACTATGAGATACCCCCTTGCACCGGTGCCGAGTTTCATAAGATTACCGGTATAAGTTGAAACGATATTCCCAAGATTGCTAACCTTATATAATCCCTCATAGCCAACAATATCTTTCCACACTTCCATCACACTGCCCCTTCCTGCGGAAACAAACCTTTTTCGATGCACTCACTGAGATATAACATCCTCGGTTCGTATCTGCTGATAAACTCCTCGTCATACGGTATTGGATGGTATGTCAGCCGGTTCGTATCAATCTCACGGTAATAGTTCCGGTAGTCGGCTTCTTCAAGTGCGTATGCAACAATCCGTGCTTTGTGGATGCCGGAGCCGTACATTTCAACATTTACTTGCTGCCGGTATGCGGATGATACCTTGAACTCTTTTTCCGCATTGTGCGTCTTGACCTCGAATATTTCTTCATCCGTATTACCGTCAAGATTCACACGCAACCGCCCTTTAATGATCTGCTTGTCCTTTTCCAATCCGGGAATATTCAGCGCATCCAATATCTTATGTTCATAGGCTGTGCCGGCCATCATTGCTTCATTGGTGAAATTGTTCCTCTGAATACCCTGCTTTTCTCTCCACCACTTCTCGAATGTTTTAGTATTCCATCTACCCATGACATACTTCGTATCAGATGCACCGATATAGCCTGACCGGTCCTTACTGCTTATCATTGCTTACCTCTTTCAGAATGAAGTTCAGGTTGTTCTCGACAACGCTCAAAATCTTGTAAGAAGTCAAATACTGCTTCAATTCTTCCTCTGTACGCTCCATTTTCTCCGCAATCTGTCCGATGGTGAGATTGCCTTTCTTCTGAATAGCCGTGATCGTCTCGAAAACACGCTCCTGCACCTTCATGATGTCGTGGTATCTGTCGTTATCTTCCTGCTGCTTGCGCTCGTTTTCTTCTTCTTCCAACCACAAATCAAATCCAAGTCCGGTATACATGGCAACCGCCTTTACAAAAGAACGTGTCATACTGTTCCATACTCTCTGTTGACTCATGCTGTTGTCTTTGACCGGATTCGCACCGTTCATGACCGGAGACTGCATATAATAAACATTGTTATCAATATGTATCTCGATCCGTGTCTCGTAGCACCGGTTCGCAATGCCGTTTTTATCTGCAAATACGGTTTCGGATTCATACAAGCTGCCGCCGGTTTTCGGATTCTGCACCGGAAGGAAATACACCGTTTCTGCCCCGTTTTCATGCAGCAGGTCGATGCACTTGTTATACGGAAGGTAATCTGCGCCGTCCCTATTCTTCGTGAACGGACGCACATCAATTTTTCTCATTTCGTCATACGGTTTCAGCATTTTTCTTTACCTCTCTTTTCAGAATATATTCTGTCTCTCCGACACTTTCCGAATCGGAAATTTCTCCTATGATGTCACACGCTGTTCCGAGACTGCCGACCATGAATGAAACTTCGTCTGTGTCGTTGAACTTCTGACCGTCATATTCTTTCTCTGTTGTCTGCTTAATTGTTAATTTCCACATTGTTTCAATCTCCCTTCATGTGCTTTTCACAAATATCGACGATGTGTCTGCATAACGCTTCCGGGATAATACTTCTCTCTTTACTGTCCTTTAACCCTTGACTGCTTCCCGGTGTGTGTGATCCTCTTGGTGCAGGAACATGACATGAATCACCATTCTTACACATTGGTTTGAACTGCGGATCTGGATGATTCGTCCAAATGTCTGTCGGTTTCATTCGTGTATCACCATACTGACAATATGTGACGGTATGCCTCGGTAATCCACGCATCCAAGTCATTTTTCGCATTCCACCCCTTGGATTCTCGATAAACCAAAACTTCGGGGATAATGCCATAATTAAACGCAAAACGTGTTGGTCGACTTCATCACAGAATTTTGCGTATTCGCTGACCGGATCGAGATTCCCGGTTTCTTCATTCCTTCGCCTGTGATGGCTTATTGCGGCAATGCTGAATGTGGAACAATCCGGGGATGCCCATATCACATCAGGTCTGCCAAATTTCCGAAGTATCTCTTCTGCGGTAATAGTGTTTATATCTGCGTATAAACTGATGTTTTCAAATCCTTTATCCCATTCCACTGAAAAAACTTCGTGTCCTTTTGCTTCAAATGCTTTGCCGATACTTCTCGTTCCGGCAAATAACTCTAAAACTTTCATTTTGCCTACCGAAAGGTAATCATGATTTTTGTCCGGACAACCTTATTCCTTTCGTTTGTTAATATGTGTTTGTTTTTTCTAACCTCTTATTCGCTATATCCACATATTCCTTATTTAGGTCTATACCGATATAGCTGCGATTTAATTTTTTGCTTACGATACAAGTAGTTCCGCTTCCTGAGAACGGATCAAGCACAATATCACCTTCTCTCGTTGCAGCAAGAATCGGCGTTTTAACAAGTTCTTCCGGGAATGGTGCGTAATGATACCCCTTGAATGGTTTCGTGTTTATCGACCAAACCGCACGCTTGATTCTTCCTTTATGGGAATTTTTCAAAACATCATCTGTCTCGTAAGATACATCTGTCAGTTTTTCATCAATATCTCGAAACGCTTCGGACCAATCATCTATTAGCCACTTGATTTCGTTCCAATCCTCGACACTCGGAAAAGAAAAACCGCTTTCGTCTCTTCTGAACCAATGTTCCACTTTGCTTCGCTTCAAATCAGAATTTTCAACAATCACATCAATACTCGCCCTGGATCTCATGAACTCCACAAACTCTTTTTGCTCCGGAAGGTTTTTTCGCAATGCAATAATCTTCGTTCCCCTTGTTCGGTTCATACCTTGTCTGACACTGCTTTCCTGCTCCGGATTTTCATATTTCGTTCGAGTAGTTTTCGCTCCTGCCGTAGCATCTGCTTTTTTTACTGCGGACTTCAAAGGCTCATATTGTGTTGTAAATTTGTACTTCTTCTTTTTGGTGAAGAAAAACATTTTTTCATAATCGTTATTGAAGCGTGTTTTTGCGCTTGACGGCATGGCATTCGGTTTGTGCCATATTATCTCGTTTCTGCATAACCATCCGATTTCAAGCATTTTCACCTTGAATCTATCCGGAATGCCTAACAATGATTGGTTGAAATAAACATCATCGATATTTACAAAACAGCTTCCATCGTCTTTGAGAATCCTATAAACTTCACCGAATATATCCGTCAGCTTATTTATGTATTCTTCAAAATCGTTCTCTTGGCCGATTTGTCCATCTGCGCCGTAATCTCTTAAATTGAAATACGGTGGAGAAGTAACAACCAAATCAATGCACTTATCAGGGAATTGTTTCATCACTTCAAGGCAATCACCCTGCTGAATGTAGTTTGTTCTCATTTTCTTCACTAAAGGAAATCCGGCCGTGATTCCTAGATGCCCTTATCTCCTTCCGTTTGGATTCTTAAATTACAACAATCCCCTTTGACTTCTTTGTAAAAACTCTTGAACTCTTTCATAGACACCTCATATAAATTTGTATAGGCATCTTTGGTTCAGTTCGCCGTTCAATACGGCCGTGCTTCCTTCTTATAGTTCGCTTGTCCTAGCAAGATAATCTTCTCTGATTCTCTCCCACGCTTTAGGTTCACACCGCTTGCAATACCAATCACCGTCAATCTGTACGGCTTTTTCTTCTTGGATGCGGTTGCCACATTCGCAACATACTGGCTGTTTTTCAAGTTTTTCATCGAGTGCGTTATAAAACCGCTCGGCATCTCGCACCGGATCATCCGTGAAGCACATCCGTAATCACCCCGTTTTCAATAACAAACTCATATCCAAGACCGTAAAGCTGCAATAAATCTTCAAGTGTTGCTTTTCCTTCAAGAATCAATTTCGTTTCCATCTTCCGTTACCTCGCTTCCTAATACTTTGATGTTGTTCGGATCGCTGATATCCATTCCCTCATACTTTGCAAGAAATTCTTCAAGCGTTGTCTTTCTGCATTTCAGCCGTCCGAGTTTCATGAACTTCAACAGTCCTGCATTCTGCAGACGGTACACAAAATTGACATTCGTTTTTAGAATCTTTGCGACTTCGGGAACGGTGTATAACATATCTTGCATTCCGTTACTCCCTTCCGTGTTTTGTGCTTAAAGCACAATCTAAGTGCAAAAAAAATTACCCTTTCACAGACCAAATGATATCATCTACTGTCATTCCATATAGCGAAGCTAAACTTTTCGCAGTATCAATATCCGGCTTGCTCGTGTACTTTTCATAGGCAATAATGGTATTCTTGTTTTTGCCTAGTTTTTCCGCAACTTGCGCCTGCGTCAATCCTGCATTCACCCTTGCTGCTCTTAAATGAATAGCCATTTGCATACTTCCCCCTTTGATTTTATTGTTGTGCTTTAAGCACATTTTGATAATACTATATTAAAATAATTTTGTCAATGCTAAAAGCACAAATATTTTTGCTTTTATCTTGATTTATTGTGCCTTTGGTGTATAATTCTATTTACACGGAAGGTAGGTGATAAAATGGATAACAAAACTATATTTGCAAGTAACCTTAATAAATATATGAAACTCAAAGGAAAATCACGAAAAGATCTTTGCGAAGATTTAGGATTCAGCTACTATACCGTTACGGATTGGGTAAACGGGAAAAAGTACCCACGTATGGACAAAGTTGAAATACTCGCTGAATACTTTGGAATTTTGAAATCTGACTTAATAGAAGCAAAGTCTGAGGAACATTGGAAAATGCACGAAAAAAATAGCACAATAACAGAAATTATTGTGCGAATGCGTACTGATGAAGATTTTCTTTCTTTAGTGGAAACTCTTAATGATCTTGATAGGGGAAAAATTATCAGCGTCAAACAAATGCTTCAGGCCTTTATGTAGCTTGTTTACTTTTTAGCAATATCTGATAAACCAAATCAAGCAACGGTTCATCAACAGTTTCATGTAATAATTCAATGATTTGTTTTATGTAGTATTCTTTCATGGGCAAACTTCCTTTCCTGAAACATACGTTCTGAAAATATTATATAAAACACACTTGTCTGAAAACAATGGTAATTGCTACTAATTTACTAATTCGGTATTTTTTACCGAAAAACATATTTTTTTCATAAAAAATTTTTGAAGGGAAGTGGAAGTATGGCAAAACTGAACATTCGTGACCGTAACAAAGGGAAGGTTGACAAGAACGGGAAAGCCAAAAAGCCAAATTGGGAGTATCGTTTTGAAGCAGCGAGAATCAACGGTGTAAGAAAGCATATATCAAAGGCAGGATTTGACACAAAAGCCGCTGCATTGGAAGCCGGAACGGCGGCACTTGCTGAGTACAACCGTTCAGGACAAGTATTCGAGCCTGCAGAAACATCCGTTGCAGATTTTCTTGATTATTGGTTGAAGAATTTCTGCGAAGTGAATCTTTCGGACAATACTACGCATGGATATGAAGCCGTTATCCGGTTACACCTTAAACCGAAACTCGGACATTATAAACTAAAATCGGTAACAACTCTTGTATTGCAAGAATTGATAAACGACATTTATATATATCAGAATTTTTCAAAAGGTTATTCAGATAAGATATTCAATGTTATCCGGGGAGCATTCACTTATGCAAAAAAAACTGCAAAGCTGATTCACGAAAACCCTGCAGAAGATTTGAAGCGTCCGAATGTGGATGTTGCCGAATCAGAGAACGAGGACGAAATTATCATCCTTACAAATGAAGAAGTGTCCGACATATTATCTCGCTTCAAAAGTTCGCCGTTCCAATATTACGCAATGCTCATATCGTACTATTCCGGATTGCGTGTCGGTGAAGTGTACGGCCTTACATGGGATGATATAGATTTCGAGAAAAAGACAATTACTGTCAACAAATCAGTGAAGAAATTTGATTATAACTCTCGGAAAGACAAGAATTACCGTGGCATCAAAGGGAAAGCAAAAACGAAATGGTATCTCGGTGCTTGCAAAACCCCTTCTTCATACCGCACCGTTCCGATTGGTGACACGTTGCTGAACGCTCTGCTCGATTACAAAGAATGGCAAGAAGAAAACCGCCGCCTTTACGGTGAACTCTACACACGAACATACCTCAAAGATGAACTTACACCGAATAACCGCAAAGTGAAACTAATCGTTCAAATGGATTCTGTCGCAGGCGTTGAGGTTCCGTTGCAAGAGGTCCAAATGGTATGTGTGAAAGAAAACGGAATGTTCACCGGGACAGATTCGGTGAAATATCCGTCAAAGGTTATCAATTACGATATGGCAATCAGATTTACTTTCCACGCATTCCGACACACTCACGCAACAAAGCTGATTGAATCAGGGATACCGGTAAAAGCTGTCTCAGAACGTTTAGGGCATAGCAGCACCGCTACAACATGGAATTATTATGTAAAGGTCACTTCCGAAATGGAGAATGAAGCAATGCAGGCCTTTGAAGAAGCCGGAACGCTTAATCTCCGCAACGAACATCTGTATAAGAAGTGGAAGGACCTACGCAATAAACTGAATAACGTATCGTACTACAAAGAACGAGGGATAAAATTGTGTGATGAATGGCAGAATTTCAAATCATTTGAGAAGTGGTCTTTGGAGAATGGATTTGAAGAAGAACTGCATCTGATCCGAAAAGACAAAGAAAAAGATTACACTCCTGATAACTGTATGTGGTCAAAGGAAAACAAATCTGTCAAAGGGAAATATATTTATGAGGACGGAGAAAATATCAAGTCATACAGTGTGAAGCAGGTCGGCCGTGGATGGTGTTACCGAATCACTGACTATGACGGTAACGGTGTCCGCAAGGATATCCGAAAAGCAGGATTCTCCACTGAAAACGAAGCGTGTATTGCTGCAGAAGGTCGTATATCAGAATTGTTCGAGGAAAAGAATGCAGGGGAAGAAAAACCGCATCTTCGATTAGTGAAATAAAAAAATGTGTCCACGTTTTTTGTCCACCGAAACGCCCATCTTGAAAAAAGGTGGACAAACGGTGGACACGTGGACATTTTTAATGTGTTTTTATGTGTTTGAAGTTATTGCAAATGCCTATAAATACAGTAAAATCAACGCCTTCCGCAACACACTTTGTATTTCTTTCCGCTACCGCAAGGACTACGATGCGGATATTTTTATGTATTTTTTCGTCACTTATCAACTCTTTCGCAACGACGGAAACCCTTGATTTTACCGCACATTCTCGGTATGCTAACTTCTTTTTATCGTTTTTTGTATCTTATTGTATCGTGCTTTGTTTTGTCCACAGGTGGACAAAATGTGGACAAAAATACGCACTTTTTATAATTCGATTTTTCTTGCTTCTGCCGGTCTGCTCTTTACAAATTCATCAACAAACTTCATTGCACTGTATAGACGTCCGTTCATCACTTCGAAGCAAATATACTTCAATTCGTTTTCGTTACTCCAATATGTAATAATTAAATAGTGACTAACCGTTTTGGTTTTCTTCTGCTTTGCACGACCGCCTACGATGGCACCCAACGGTCCGAACAATACCGCTCCACCAACAGCACCGCCAACGGATGAAACATACTGTGTCTGAATCTCAGTATCCGTCTTAATGCTTACATCGGTGACTTTACTTCTCTGCAGATCTATTTCTACGCCGTTAGCGTGAATCTCGTATCGGTCTGCGTATGAACGCAAATCACAAAATACATTTTCTGCAATAGAAAGGCCGCTCACATGAGCAAACGTGTCCTGCAGCAACATACCGCTTGCCTTTAACTGATTTACTCTTTCTTTCTGCGCCTTTTTCGCTTTCGATGTCTTTCCGACCATCTTAATGCAAAAAACGATAAACGCAATCAGAACCAAAATCAGCACAAACAACGGTGCCACTTCTGCCGGATTTACTTCTGCTGTTAACAACATAACAAAAACCCCCTTGTATTATAGTGAATGCATTATACCACTCTTGCATCATATAATATAGACTGAACTTTTGTTCACGCCCTTACTACATCAATAATCGTTCCAATATACTCGACTTCATCCATCCGTTTCAGAACAATATCTTTTCCGTGATTATGTAAACACCGCAAACAATAGAAATCTTTCCCGTTGCTGTCCGTTTCTTCGATGTACCGCCGTATGTATGCCCGGCCATCTTTGGAAAAGGCAGCATATTCTCCGTTTTTGGGGAACCGATCTTCGAGAAGAATAATATCATTTTTGCAGTATAACGGTGATAAGTCATTCGTTGTCATTCGGATTGCCGTGTACGCCTTTTCCTTATCCGTCCATATATCCTCTGTTCCGCATGTATCGTATATTATGCCATCGTATATGTTTCCGTTCGGAAGCAGACACGGAATGCGGTGTTTTCCCTCTGCATTTCGCTCCGATACAGCACCATCCTTTTCATATCGTGCTACAAGCCGGATAATGCTCTTTCCGTGATTGCCGCACGACCTATAATGACGAAGCAGCACACGTTCGTCCGCAGTGTGTTGGCATCTTCCGATCAGACAATTCATAGAAACCTCAGTTACTTCTGACAAAACTGCAAGCGTTGAAGCACGTGGATCATGTGACCGTCCATAATATATATTCGTTACGGTATCATCGGGCAGACCTTTTTCGGATGCTTTATCAATCAAATCATCCAAATCCCACCCCTTCTCAATCATTATCTCTCGCAACCTTTTCTTCAATATAGGACCAAAATCAATTTTATTTTCTCCCACATATCCACCTTTCTGTCTTATAAGACACAAATTTGCGTGATTTTTGATGAAAATTATGTTAATCTCGCCATTTAATTTTGTCAATCAATGTTTTATCTTTTTCCCATAATCTTAATACATGAGAGGGAAAAACATGAATATACAGTGTGATGGAAATAATGTTGTACTTATAGGCAAGAAAGTATCTGATTTCGTATTCGGTCACGAAACAGCCGGGGAATACTTCTATACATTTACGCTCGAATCTTCGAGGTATAGCAGCACTCCCGACCGAATCCCGGTTGTCGTGTCGGATCGTATTATCGGCACGGAAGATTTCAACAATGGTTCCGTGTGCGTTATAGGTCAGATCCGTTCGTTCGACCGTAAAACCAAGAACAAAAAGCACCTGGATGTGTACGTGTTCGCCACTGATATGTTTTATGTGGAAGAACCGGACAAGAACGATGTCTTTCTTGTGGGATATGTGTGCCGCCCACCGGTTTACCGAGTCACACCGAACAGCAGGCAGATAACAGATATCATGCTTTCCGTTCCTCGGCATTACAAAAAAAGTGACTATATTCCGTGTATAGTGTGGGGAAGAAATGCGAAATATGCTTCCGGTCTTGAAGTGGGAGCGTATGTCAGCGTGACAGCAAGATTTCAAAGCAGGGAATATCAAAAAGAAACTGAACAGAAAATAGCATATGAAATGTCTGTGAGCAGGATTGAGAGGTTACCTTATGAGTGATAGGGAAGAATATATAAAACGGATCATAGAGAAGATTCAGGAGTGTATGGATTTGTCGTTATTGGATTTGATTCTGAAATTGCTGATTCGCACATAAAGAAAAGTGCAGCCGTTATGGTTGCACTTCTTTTTTTATCTTTTCTTCTATCGCATCCAAGTAAAACTGTCGCATACTTTCATATCCTGCATCTGCCGCCGCTTTTTCATAGCGTTCATAATCTTCCGGTTTTACTCTGAACCGTATTTCTTTTAGTTTTTTCAAATAATTCATAGTGCGCTTTTTCGCCGCTTCATCATATGGCATGCACAGCACTCCTTTGCTTTTTCTTTAATTATACTTCTATATTCGTTAGTGCGCTATATACATGTTGCACAAAAATAGTGCGCTATATTCGGCAATCTTGCTAATTGATATATAGTGCGCTATATACTATAATAACATCATAAGGAACAGCAAACAACACAGAAAGAGGTAAAGGATATGATTAACACAAACAAAGAAATCGGCTTTTATACAGATGTTTTCGGAAATGAAATTACAGTGTATGAACAAATCGAAAAATATACTGTATGGTATGAGGGATATTTGTTCGAGGGAGATACAGACGGATATAACGCACATGGCTTCGATAAATTTGAAGATGCAATCGCTTTATATCATGATTACGGAGATATGATTCACATTAAAGACAACGAGTACGGTGTAAGTTTTGATTATGGCGAATGGAGTTAAAAAACACGCTGACCTAACGGCAAGACGGGGAGAAAGAGGTAAAATGAAACAGTACAAAGGATATTACATAGACAAGGTGATTTTCAATAATGAAGCTGAGATTGATGCTTTTATCAAGAAGCAGACAATCGAACATTATCAACAACTTTGCAGGATGATCGCCACAAGAGCTAGTTTTGAATTGGTCGCACTTATGACACCATATGAAACTAAATTACATTATGAGTACGGTTTGACCTATGAGGAAATCGAACAGCTTGAAATCGAAGCATATGCCGCATAAAAAAAGGAGCAGCCACAACGACTGCTCCATTCTTTTTATTTCACCATTGCTGCACGTGACTTCGGGCCGAACTTCCCATCCCATTCAGCTTCATCCGTAAAATGCGCCATCTGAAATGCTTTTACTGCCCCTTCTGTACCGGAACCGTACACACCATCAACATTGCACTTCCCACTTGCAGAAATCAGCGGAAGAAAACCGAGTTTAATCAATTCAAACTGCAACCACTTGACATCATCACCTTTTGCGCCTTTGCGAAGCGTTTCGGATGGCGTCTCGAACGGATTTAACATGAAATCAAGATTTCCAACATTGCAATAAGTGAACCATGATTTGTGTCCGAAACTTTCAATTTTTGTATGGTTATAGTTTTCGTCAAACCATGATTGATATCCCCTAGTATCAAGGTGAGCGCAAGTCTGAATCAAGCCAATACCGTCCATGCCGAGAACTTCTGCAGCACAACAAAGGTATTTCGGATGCAGTTCTTTGCCGTTCTTCTTCGGATATGTGTCAGCCGCCTTTCCCTTCAAGTGTTGACTGTTCATTGATGCAGTAGGCAACGACTTGTTGTATTTCTCGGTACGATATCCGCTAATGATTGTCAACGATGAAAGCTGCAAGCAGTCACGAAGTTTCTGTAAATACTCTACAAGTTTCAAGTCAATCAGGATCTTGTCACTGCCATCCGGACACGCAAACTCATACACATGGAAATTCGGTTGTAATCGTTTCTGCCCGTCTTTCTTCAACGAATAGGTTTTTACCGCCATTTTACTTCATCCCCTTTTTAATCTGTTTTACGGCCTGATTTGCGCCGGTAGATGCCAACCCGGAAACAATACCGACTGCGATTGCATCAAGAACATTGCTTGCAGGAAACTCCGGCATCACATACATACCAACGACACCAAGAACACCGCCAACAACTCCGACAATCACCGGAATAAATTCGTCCTTTACCTTCGGAAGCTGTTTAGCAAGCAATCCCACCAAATACGCAATTACCACAATTGCAACATCTGTTCCTCCACTTGAAAAATCCATACTTTTTCCTCTCTTTCTTTGTTTTTGTTCATAAAAATTCACTATTTTGTAATAGTGAATGAGCCTATTTCTACACCGTCAATAAATGCTTTCAATTTACTTGTTGAGTCTACCCACTGCAACGAAAGACGGTTGTTTGCAAACAGCCCAATGTGAACCTTTTGCGACATCATTTCGTCAACTTCCGCTTCTGTGTAATATCTATCATCGTGCGTGTGAGTTGCCGCCGGGAATGTTGAAGGTTTCCCCGTTACATTGCCCCACGCAACACCGCCTGCAGTAGCCGCATATAATACTGATTTCGCACTATCGGCAGTATTGTTGACATTGCCAAGACCGATGTTTGCAGGCGTGATGTTCACTTGCCCGGTACGATACGAAGTCTCTGCGTTACCCTTTACGCCGGTTATCGTGTTCACTTGCGCCCCTGCCGCTATCCCTGCAAGTTTCGTCTTTTCTGCCGTGGTGTAGTCATTTGTTGACAATGCCTTTCCGGAAACCTTGTCAACCTTTGCATCCACACCGCTTTGCATGGCAATGTTTTCCCACGCCGTCCAAGTTCCTGCGAACTTTGAACGACCGACCATCAACAACGGCGGCAACGTGTTTCCGTTTGGATATTTCGTCATTCTTTGCCATTCATAATCAGCACTCGTTTTCATTCCCTCTACATAGTAAGTTCCACCCATGAGAGATAAACCGCTGACAGCCACACTCAACGTAAAATTGTAATGAGTATTTATCACAAGGTTTGCAGAATAGTCATTCATGACGGCATCTAATTCAGCTTGTGTTTTTACGTTGAAATACTGCGGAATCCTGCTGTTAAGCAAAGAACCGTCCGCTTTACTATTCCACAAACTACGCTCTGCAGATGTGATATGACTTACCGTATCGGCTAAGTGCGTTATCAATCGGCTTATTGCAAGTTTGGTTTTTTGCAATGCAACATTCAGCTTTTCCCCACTAACCAACGTTGCAAGAGTGGTCGTGTCGGAATAGGTCGGCGTTTGGTCGTTTGTAGATACGTCAGGAACGTTCCCTAGTCCGATTTGAGTCTTTGTAACTCCGTGGGGATTATTCTTATTGCCTAAGTGCGAAATAAGGTCAGAAACGGCACGTGCGAACTTACCGAATGCCGTTGTGACCGTTTCCCCCGACACTGCTGCGGTCAATGTTCCGGGAACCGTGTATGTCGGTGTCTGATTATTGGTTGTCACATTCGGAACGTTGCCAAGTCCAACCTGCTCTTTGGTTACTCCGTGCGGATTTGACTTGTTGGCAACGTGCGAATTGTGGTTTGCTGTTACTGTGTCAGCTTTTGTTTGGTTCGACTTCATCCGTGTGTCAATGGTTTCAAAATTTCCGTTGTAATCATTGACATTATAGAAGTCAGTGCCATCAGGAAGTAAAAGAGAATAATTGGTAGTATTCTGCATTTACTTATCCTTTCTTTTTTAGCTTAATACTTCATTTCTTAATGCGCCGTAAGTGTACGCCGTAAGCTGTGCGTGAGTGTACTTTGACAGATTTTCGTATGTGTTATACAGAAGGTCGTAATCAAGTATCAGGTTCGCCGGAATCATCTGCTCAATCAGCTTCAAAATCTCGTCAAACTGCTTCTTCGATGTGAGTGCAATCTTGACTATCAGTGTCCATGTGGCGGCGTTAAAGGACATCTTATATCCATCCGGTCCGCACATCTGCGTCAAATGATATTCAAGCATATTGTAAGTGTACGGAAGCTGTGCGTTAAATCGGTTGATAATACGGAACCGCCTATCTTCGAGCGTGTCCGTTTCCATCGGAACGATATTCAGCATCTTCTCCCACTGCGCAACACCGCTCTCACCCATCAAGTAAAGGAACTGATCGTTATACAGTTCTTCCAACGCCGCCCATTCTCTTTCGAGTTCTGGTCGCTGTGCCACGGCGTGTGCTTTCATTTCCCTAATGTCACGAAATACCTCAGGAAGATATAATAAAATATCAGTTTGCACTTACACTCCCCCTTACCGGAATGGAATCTGCAGCAATCGTCAGATTGCTTGCTACTCCGTTCAGCGTGGTATCAGCTATGTCAACGATACCCGTTACACCGAGCAATCTCGTTTCAATCTGTGAGATCCGGACAATGAGATTCGTTTCATCTTCCCATGATTCGCTTAACGAAAGAAGGTAAGAATCAATGGCAGTGTTTACCGCTTCTTTGATATCATCCCATGTATACCCGGTTTGCAACTGCACCGTAAAGCCAACATTTACGGTTTCTGTTGTTACGCCGGCAATCGTTACCGTGTGTCCGATTGGTGCAAGACCAAGACCAGCACCATGATTCTGTACCGGATCAATCATGGTTTGTACGGAATCAACGAAACTCTCTGACGGAACCGTATACGCCGAAGTAGTTAGAACACACTTAACAGTGCCGCCGCCCTTCCACTCTTTAGCAGAATACACTTTCACGCCACCAACACCGGGAATCTTTTTTATCTTTTCCTTATAGTCCGCTTTGTTGCCGCCGAACGCCTGCGATTCAAACGAAGCGTAATAAACCGAATCAATCTCGGTCAAATCCGCTTCATCTTCACCGTATTGGTGAATCTCTGTGATGGTAGATGTCGAAAGACCGTTGATATATTCAACTGCAACAACATCACCGGTCACGTTTCCGGATGTACCGAGTGTTTCACATTGCGCAAGATACATTCCATCTGCTGTCTGTTCCGTTACGATGAAATTCAGCATATCGTGACTGAACCGTGTGCCGATTGGAACAACCACGCCTGCCGGTGCAACCTCAATCACAACGACCGAATGCGTTGCATCAAACTGTGAAATATCAATGCCACGTTCACGGCACCTCTCAATCTTTCCGGACCGGTCAGATGTTGAGAAGTTTGTAATGTTGCGGATGTTTTCGAGTGCAAGATAAATGTTCTCATGCTCTACCGCAATAGCCGCTGACGCATTATACAAAAAGGACGATTCCCTTTTGTCCAGTTGCCCCGGAACCCTGCCGAGTGTCCTTTCAAGTATCACTTCCGATGTTTCATTCTTATACATTCACGTTCACCTCGCTTTCTATGTCACCGTAAATCGTATGCACAACGAATGTGACATGAAGTTTTTCTTTTTGCCGTTCAAACTGAAAATCCGACACGGATTCAATGCGATCATCCTGCGTCAGTGCTTCCGTCACCCTTCGTTCGACTTCCGGGATAACGTAAGACGGCGGCATTCCGATAAGGTCTTTGAGTTCCACGCCATAATCCCACGAGTAAATCAAATGCTCATAGCGTTCTGTATTCAGAATGAAAAAAACAGCTTGCTTCACGGCTTCTATGCCGTCAACAAAACCGTTAACTCTTTCCTTGTCATTACTCAGTGCATAATCTTTTGTGGGGATTGTGTTTTCATTGAAACTCTGTAGAAACTGTTCGCTGATTGTTGGAATCATGGCTCTCCCCCTATCTTGTCAAGTACGATGTAGTTCTGACCGCCCTGCTCCCGAAGAAGCATTACTCTGTCACCCGTTTTCAGTCCGTTCTTAACGGTGTACTCCTGCTCCGTTCCACCATTAACCGTCATTCTGACCTTATAATCACGAACATTC